AAACCGTCTGCGAGTGCGGGCAACTGCGAGTACGTTGCTTTTCTCGTGCTTGACGACATTGGCACCAAGAGTTTGCGTCCTCCTATCGAGCCGACATGGATAATGGAAACCTCACCGCAGAATTACCAGTGGGGGTACACGTTTGCTTTAGATGATATGCCCACTAAAGGTGAGTTTAGCGCCGCTATTAAAGCAATCGCTGACGCGGGCTATACTGACAGTGGCGCGATTAACCCCGTGCGTAATTTTCGCCTTCCTGCGTCAGTCAATTTGAAGCCTGACCGTGCGTCGTTCAAATCTATTCTCGTGGAGTTTCACCCTGAGCGTGAGTTTACGCTTGACCAAATTTGCTCGGCGCTTAACGTTCACCCGTCGGCGGCTGACACAGCGACAGTGCGCCCGATTGCTATTATCGACACAGGTAATGACGATGTGCTGGAATGGCTATCTTCTCGTGGTGACGTGATGGAGTCCGCTAACGCTGAAGGCTGGGTTGGGGTAGTTTGCCCTAACCACGTTGAGCATACAGACGGGCAGTTGATGGGCAGATACCACCCGCTTAACCGTGCCTACTGTTGCTTTCATGGGCATTGCTCGTTGTGGGACAGCCGTGCTTACCTCGCGTGGGTAGCTGAGATGGGCGGCCCTAAACACTCACATGGTCTTCGTGAAGAAATACTTGCAGAGGTCATGCACACCGCTATTGGCAAACTCGAACCGTCTGATATGTTCAGCACTGACGCGGCGGCGGCTATCATTGCAGAAGTCGAGCAGAAGGAAATCGCGCGGCTTGAGAAGGCGGAGTGGTATCAACGCTTTGCTTACGTCATGTCAGACGATTCCTATTTCGATTTGCAAAACCGTCGTGAATTCTCACGTCAGACGTTCAACGCCGTGTTTCGTCATGTGTCGTGCAAAAGTATTCACTCTGACCGCAAGATAGAGGCCGCCATGAGCTTTGACGAGAATCGTCAGGTGATGGGCGCTAGAGTGCTGGCAGGTATCACCTTTGCTGCTGGTGACTCGGTGATTGCTATGCGTGACGGTGAATTGTATGGCAACCGATGGCGTGACGCCCGCCCAGATTCATCTCGTGGCGGAAATTTGGGTGGTGATATATCCTTATGGCTTGACCACTGTAAATCGCTTGTTCCTGATGAGCGTGAGCTGGAACACATTTGGGATTACATGGCGTTTAAGGTGCAAAATCCACGCGTTAAGATTAACCACGCTATTCTTCACGCAGGTGGTCAAGGTATCGGTAAAGATACAATGTATGCCCCGTTCATTTACGCCGTGTGCGGTCCTCACCTGCGCAACTACTCACTCATGTCTACGGACACCATTCAATCTGCGTGGGGCTACCATTTAGAAGCTGAGATTATCGTCATTAACGAGCTTAAAGAAGCAGACAGCGCCGCCCGTCGGATGCTAGCCAACAAACTTAAGCCTGTCATTGCCGCACCACCTGAGATGCTATCCGTTAACCGCAAAGGCCTTGCACCATACAATCTTGTGAACCGCCTTGCCGTGCTTGCGTTCTCTAATGACCGTGTACCGTTGTCGCTTGAATCGGGCGACCGTCGGTGGTTTGCTACTTGGAGTACGGCGGAGCGTCTTACGCCGCAATCAGCTACCGCTATATGGAAATGGTTTAACGACGGCGGTGGATATGACCTTATTGCCAACTGGTTGTTCTTGCGTGATGTGTCTGCGTTCAACCCTGCTGCGCCTGCGCCGATGACAGACTTTAAGATGTCACTGGTGCAGAATGGTATGTCTGCGGTGGAGTCATCGCTTCTCGACATGATTACGGCTCGTATGGGTGAATTCGCTAACGGTGTGATTGCCTCTCCCTTTCAAGCTATTTGTGAGCGCGCCGCTATGTCGTTTGGCAGTAAGCAATTTCCACCTGCTGCTTTGTTTCATGCACTTGAAGAAGCTGGGTGGGCTGATATGGGAATGTGCAATTCGCGCTCGTCTAAGACTAAAAAACACATTTTCTGCGCACCTGAGTTTGCGCACATGAGCAAATCTAGCCTTCGCGATTTAGCAGAACAGAAACCTGTTGCAAAAGTTGTAGCGATTAAGTAGACTAGTTGCAACAATTCTCTCTAATTGTTAGTTCATGTGTTCCTCAATTATCGGCTCGGATGATTGGGGAATTTTTTAGCTATGAATAAAACGCCTTGAAAGATAGCAGAGTCCTTACTATAACTCTAAGCGCTTAGTGGTTATAGTATAATGCGCGAAAGCGGGGAAACCTCGGTAAAGCCGACAATTGCAAATCGATGTGTAATTGTTTGGAAGAAGTAACGGGCGTTTTATTGATAGTTAATGCGTAGGCTGATACGCAGCATCAACGCCGGCAATTATCATTTTCAAGAATTCAGAAAAAATTTTGTCATTTGGTTTCGTGGCAAAAATTTGCAAATCGTTTCGTGGCAAAAATTGAGCGTTCATTAGATTTGAAATCCTAACCCCTACCAGAATTGAAATCCTGAGCCTTCATATATACGCGTTTCATCACATTTACGCGTGATTTTACGCGCGCGCTTGTCATTGAATAGGGCGTTTTTATAGCCTTTATTGGCTTGTCATTAGCTGATTGAGTGATAGGTAATACTAGGGTATTGCTTTAAATTGTTTTGCAGTCTATAGGCCATTGTAGGCCGTTAAATGGCGGGCAATAAAAAAGGCCTATTAAGACTTTGCAATTGTTTGGGGCAATAAAAAAAGCGGCCTTTTGGCCGCTCTCTTGTTTAGTTTTCTAGTAGTATCGCTAATACAGCGAATTTAACTAGAATTAAAAATATTATTATCATGTCATTAGCCTATAAAATTTCAATTACCCAATCAGCTAGTTGTTCAGGCGTAAAAGAATCATAAAAGTCACGGTATGTCTTTATCATCTTTCAACCCCAAAAAATTGAAGTATTAAATACTGCACTTCTCTAACGTCGTTTAAATCGTCGCTACTTAAACCAAAATCTTCACAAAACAGTGTTTCGTTTAAATCGTCATAATACCATTCACAATTTAGACAATTTTCTAACTGTAAACGTAATTTTAACGCAACGTCTACGCCGTAAATGTCTTCTATTTTATTAATTGAATTTTTAATGTAGTCAATTGTATTCATATTATTAATTCCAGCTATCAACGTAAATTTTCACGCCTTGAATGATGATATAACACGACGCTACGTTAGAAAAACATGACGCATAAACGCGATATTCTTTGTTACCTACCAGTGCTTTTTTGCCGGTGTTTAGTTTTTTACCGTAACCGGTCGCAGTTTGCATTAACCCGCGCTCGTGGTACCACATAGGGGCGTCAATAAATTCTAGGTATATGGTTTTCATTTTGATAGCCTTATTTTTATTAGGTGCGAAATTACACCGCATAGCGCGCGACCTTAACCACGCGCTATACGCTGAAATTTTACACGTTCCACGCCTTGCAAGCGCGGCGGCTTAAATAATACTCCGCGCTACTATCTGATAGTTGATATTCTTTAAGCATAGCGCGTGCCTCCTTTATAGTGTCAAACGCGTCAACTGTTTCAAGGCAGCCCACGCTTTTACGTTGAATGTAAATCATAACGCAGCTCCTATTTTTGACGCGTCAAAACAAAATGAATACCCGCGGCCGTCTGCGCTGTCACCATATCGCATATTTTCAAGGTCCCATTCTAGTTTGTTTTTAATGACAAGCGCTTTTACAGCTTCAAAATGACAGTCAACGCCACTTAACTCGCTTGGATATGAAATAGTCGCTTGAAAGCCTTTGAAGCTACCATGAGCTGCGGTGTAGGCTTTAATTCTGCTACCACGTGAATTTGAAACGGGTAGATATTTAGTATGTATTGCAATCATTGTTATTTTCTCGCTATTGTTAGATGGTAGCGCGGTCAGCTCGCGACCGCGCGTCAGGTTAAATGAATCTGATTTTAAATTTTAAGTTATCAATTAATAATATTTCATTAGCGTGCAGCATTGCAGTCAACGTGTTGCTGATTGCTAATATTTCACTCGTTGTTACACGGTCAAAAGTAATTGTATTTTTATCGCTGTCAAACGCGGTAACAGATAAGTTTTGTGCAAGTAAAGCGGTGTATATAGCTAAAGTGTTCATGATGTTTTCTCTCTATGTTGTGGTTAGTGTAGGTAGTCAACATTAATGATGACTTGCAAAACATTATACAGCATCAAACAGTAATTGCAATACTTTTTGTTACAAACTGGTAATTTGTGGTTAGCGGTAGGTAATATGTAGTCAGTCTAAAGGGTGTTAGACTGACTACGCGCGAAGCCGCGCCTGTACTGAGCTGGGAGTGTTGTAGTCAGTTGTAGGTAGTATATTTTATATATAGTAAGAATTATATAATATACCATAATAAAAATAAGGTATATAATAATATATATAAAAGAGCGGCGGTAAAAGTATTACCTACAACTGACTACAATCGCGCAAACCCACGCCACCATTGGGCGGAGGCGTAGTCAGTCGGCTATGCTTTGACTGACTACGTATGCTTACGACTGACTACACTATCAGAGCAGACAGCAGACAGCAGACAGCAGACAGCAGACAGCAGACAGCAGACAGCAGACAGCAGACAGCAGACAGCAGACAGCAGACAGCAGACAGCAGACAGCAGACAGCAGACAGCAGGGCAGACAGCAGGGCAGACAGCAGGGCAGACAGCAGGGCAGACAGCAGGGCAGACACCTTGCAAGCCTTATAAATCAATGACCTACAATAACGTCAAATAATTGACACTTAGCCTTGGACCTCTGTAACCCGCGTATTCCGTGGTGTCCAGCGATAGGGGGGGAGGTTAAAATAAAAAATAAAGCGCAGGCGGGGAGGACTTGACAAGACGACTGGCGGGGGCATTATCTCCAACGTTTGCATTTTTCCTGTACTAATTGCATTTATCATATATACCGTCAAATAAATGACACAATGTCAAATAATTGACGCATAGGGGGGGCGTTCAATTCCGAAGGTGATGCAAAAGATTCACAGACAAAAAAGTCATTTCCATATATATTATAAATATTTTTTAACAAGCTAAGGATTCATGCGACCATGCAATCATTTCCATATTCACCAAGAGAGTTAAAAGTCACAGAGGCGCGTCTAAACGCCATTTACGACGCGTCAGCACTTGGGCTAAAGGGTGACAAGCTCGCCCTCGCTGCAGGGCTACTTCCAAGCGAGTATCGGCAGTTGTGCCAACTCGACCCAAACGTTGAGTTGATGACGATGAAGGGCGCTGCCGACGCAGAGGCGCAAATGGCACAGGTGTTAAAAGACGCGGCGCTAGGGGGTGATACAAAGGCGGCGTTAGCTATCCTTCAAAACGTGCATGGGTGGGCAAGCGCTAAAGAGCAGAACAGAGTGGCGTTCGGTATCACTAACGCGGACGGCACAGCGGCAAGCCTTGTTATCGGGTGGGAATCATGAAGGTTGTCATCCCCTACAAACCAAGAGATGTGTTTAAGCCGCTACACGCGAGAAAAGAAAGATGGGCGGTTGTGGTCGCTCACAGAAGGGCGGGCAAGTCGGTAGCGTGTATTAACGAATTGATAAAGTGTGCTTGCACAGACACTAGTGGAGATGGTAGGTATGCCTACATCTGCCCATACTACTCACAGGCAAAACAAGTTATTTGGGACTACTGTAAGACGTTTACAAAACCCATACCCAACATAAAGGTGAACGAAAGTGAATTACGACTCGATTTTCCAAACGGGGCGCGTATTCAGTTATTTGGTGCTGACAATCCTGACAGGCTGCGCGGTCTTTACTTTGACGGGATTATTGCTGACGAGTATGGCGATTGGAAGTCAACTGTATGGCCGTATGTTATCCGTCCTGCGCTGGCTGACCGCAAAGGGTGGGCAATAATTATTGGAACGCC